ACAGTATCAGACTAAGACTGCAACAGGTATGCAGATCCTGAATGAGAATGCTAATAAGCTGACTTCAGGAGTGGTGCGTTCACTAAATAATATGATAACTGCAAACGTCCAAGCTGTTTACCACTGGTTGATGGCTGACTCTAAGGATGCAGCTATTAAAGGAGACTTCCTTTGTCTGGCAAAAAGCTATGATACATTCATGGCAAAAGAAGTTACTATTAATCAGGTGCTTCAATTGATACAAGTAGTTGGTCAAGTTCCTGAAATGAGAGATAGATTTAATTTTGAGAAGCTGGCAGTACCTTTAAAAGCAGGTTTGGGTTTAGAGATTGATGGACTTATTAAGTCTGAGGAAGAGTCTGCACAAGATACACAACAAGCCCAAGCTCAAATGCAACAACAGCAGGAGCAGGCAGCAAAGTTAGACTCAGATGTATATGAAACAAAAGCAGTTGTTGATGAGAAGAAGGCAGTCGCAGCAGATATCCGTAAAGGTATTATACAAGAACGACTTGCAAGAATAAAAGAGGGTGATCCAAATTTAATGACACAGGATCTACCAAATCTTCTTCAAGAGACATCACTGTTATTACTTGAGCAAATGCAAATAGCAGAAGCAGAGAATGTTCGAATTCAAGAAGAACAAAAGCAACAACAGGCCGCAGAACAACAGCAGCCTGGACAAGGAGAAGCTGGACTACCTGGTGAGTCTTCAGGACGACCCGAGGTGGGCACAGCTCTCTAAGATTTTACTGGCTCGACTTAAACGGAAAGAGGAAAGACTCTCAGAGAAGCCCCTCTATGACGAAAAGGATGTAGCCTCCTTTAATATGCTCATTGGAGAGATCAAAGAAATCAAGAATGTACTTGACCTTGATCGTTTGATTCGTGAGACGTTAACCCATAATGATGAGTGACCTATGCTAGAAGCACCTCCGGTTGGAGAAATGCCTGAGCAAGAGCCAACAGATACAGGGGCAGAAGAAGTAGCTGAGTTGAGAAAACAATTAGCTTCAGTTACTAAAAGCTATGAAGATATTCGACCTCATGCTGATCGTGCATATAGTGCACAGCAGAAGAAAGAGGGAGAGAATCAAGAGCTGAGAGCTAGACTTGCGGTGATAGAACGTGAAAACGAACTAAATACCCAAGCTAATATAAATAAGGACGAGGATGAATTGTCGGAAGATGACTTACGAGTGATCGAAGATTTCCCTGAGGTGATGAGAACTTCAGAAAGAATTGCAGATCGTTTAGTAAGAAAGCAGATGGCAGCATTCAGATCCCAAGAACAAGAATCGTTTGATGACAAGGTAAGTCGGTTTGTTGAAGAGAAGTATGATGCTCCTATCAGTGAGTTGAACCAAAAGTTTGATTCAATGTCTAGGCAAACTTTCTTTGATGGACAGCTTGGGCATGGTGTTTGGCCTAGTATTGAAGACGACCAGTCTTTTATAGACTGGGTTAATAAGGATTCAATGTATCGGACAGCCATGACTCAGGGGGATAATGAGGCAAAAGTACAGGTTATCAGGATGTACATGGAACTGAACGGAAGTGGTGGAGGGATGTATCAAGGTCAAGAACAACAAGACCTTAGAAGACATCAAGCTTCACAACTAATGGGAGGATCTCAGTCTCAGTCCACAACATCAGATCCGACTCAAGGCTTAACAGGTGAAGCATTATTTGATGCGATAGGTGATTAAGCCTTAATTATCTTGTTCTCTTTCCTATAATTTAAAACTTTAATTGAGCAAGAAAAATGGCTACAACATGGGTACCGTCAGACCCCGGACATAATAGAGGGGGAACCGGACAGGTAACTGTTTCGGGAACTATGAAATATGGCTCTCTGGATGAAACAGAGGCTATTAAAATACAAAAGAAGTTTCTGTCTATTGCAAAACGGAACATGATATTTGCTCGTTTTGCACAAAAGGAGACTAAAGAACGCCAAGGCGGATTAGAAGTCCGTTGGAAGCGTTTTGAAAAATTTAGTCTGCCACTAGTTCCGTTGGCTGAGGGTGTAAAGCCTCCTGCCGATAGTTTGTTACAGACCATCATAAAGGTGAAGTTGAATCAATTTGGTTCATACGTTGCCACAACTGATGTTCTTGTAGCAGCAGCACAAGATCCAATCATTCAGCAGATTACTGAACGACAATCAATTCAGGCTGCAGAACTGATGGATTTTCTCACCTACCTACACGCACGTTCTGGTACTCAGGCAACTTATGCCGGAGGAACTACGAGAGCAACTGTTGATGCTACACTCGGAAACCAGATTGGTGTGAATGCAGGAACACCTGGGACAGCAAATACAAACCTTCTCGATGTTGCAGTTCGTACACTGGAATATCAGGAGGCACGTAAGATTGCTAAGCAGATGACTCCATCTCCTAAGTATAATACTGAACCAGTACCCGAAGCATATGTTGCTGTGGGTCATACTGATCTTCGTAAGGATATTGAAAATCTTCCGGGATTTATTCCTTATGCTAAGTACAGTAATAATGGTCAGCAAATGCTACCTGGAGAAATCGGGGCAGTGGGTGTGATTCGTTTTATTCTTACAACTCAAGCAGCACCATTCGGGAAAGATCCGGCTGGAACTGCTTATAAGAACTTGAACGTAGCACTTACACAGGGATCATCATATGTTGCTGGTCATACCGGACAATCGTTTGGTTCGACTGCTGGAACTGTTGCTGATACTGGTGATTATGCTGAAGCTGGTGCAACTACAGAAGTAGGTGCATTGTTAAGTAGTATATCTGGACATGCTATGGTAGCAAGTCCTGCTGGAACAAAGTTTCAAGTTTATCCAGTAATCATATTTTCTGCAGAAGCTTTGGGGTGTGTAACACTCTCTGGTTATGATGCAGTTATACCTAAGGTTGTGATGCCACAGCCTGCAGTAACTGATCCTTTGGGTCAGTCTGGTTCAGTGGGTTGGAAAAGCTGGTATGCTTGCCAAATCCTGAATGAAGACTGGATCTATCGGATCGAGTGTGCATGTTCTACTTTAAATTAAGAGTATGAATGTCTAAAGGGTTTCAGGGGTGGGAACCACCTGCCCCTGTTTCTGAGCAGTTGTTTGAAAGTTCGATTATGGAGATTACATCTGATAGTCTCACTAATGATGGACTTGCTATAACGAATGCTCATTTTGATCATCGTCTTTATCCAAAGGCACTGCCGGAAAGGATTTCTGTTGTTTTAACAGAACCATTCTTAGGTACAAATATAAAGATTTGTATTGGTAGAGTTAATCAAGCTAAAGAAGATGAGTTATATTTAGACTGGACAGAGCTACCGGATGTTCCTTATTCCTTTCAGCAAAAGCCAGAATCTACTTTTCTTCCACCAGACGGAACAAATCATATTGTTCGTCTAAGTTTCAGGCTACGTGGGGAAGATCCCCCTAAGTCTGGAAGAATTCTTTTCTTTATAAAACACAGGTTAATATGGCAATAGCAGGCGGAATGATCCCAGCAGGTGAGTATGGAGATACACTTAATAACCCAATGTATGATTCAGGACGTAGAAAGACAGTATCAGTGCATCATCAATTTGGGCAGGATATAGCTCAAGAAGTTGGGAAAGATATGCAATTACCTGAAGGCTGGGGTTGTGTAGTTATTGGGTTTGGTGACGACCCATCACAAATGGGGCCAGTAACAGTAACACATGATGATTGGGTACTAAGGTTCCCAAGGAATTCAAGGCGTGCAATTCCTCCTGGGCATTTTGATATATTAATGCATTGTGTCGAGAAACGATATATCCAGCCGAGTGAAGGTGCTCCTCTTACAGGGTATGATGCAAATAGATATAATGTACAAGTCCTTAAGTTCCCAGAAAAATCCACTCATAATCGTGAGCAGATACAAAGTAATGTGGAAGAGGTAGAAGTTGCATGATTGAGTTACTCGATATTAGGTCACGAGTAGTAAACATTCTACAGGATGCTGGTTTTATAAGATGGACGAAGACTGAGTTAAATAATTATATTCATGACTCTCTTCTTGATCTTATAAGGGCTATCAGATTACCTGTAGCAGAATCAAGTGTTGCTATTAGTTCTACCACATATCTAATTCCTCTTCCATCTGGGCTGATGGATATCAGTGGTGGATCTATAGCAGGGCGTGAGTTACCTGTAGTTACTACATCAGAGATGAAAAGGTATCATTCTGAGGGTAGTTTACCTCTTGTAATTAAAGATGGAGAGTATTCCATTACCCAGATATTTGGTAATCCTTTATGGTCATCTATTGAGAATTGGAAGGTAACTTCAGGTAAAGTACTATATTTAGTTT